ATTAACTAGAGGGACCTGAGCATGTCTGGAAACTGCTCTTTACTTTTTGACTACTGATTGGTATACTAGATATATGGTTCCAAATGATGTGTTGTATCCTTTTGAAGAATTTGTGATGAACAAAAATAAAAGTCTTAAAGGTTTTATATATGATTATTTTAGTAAAGAATGGTATTATCAATGCCCATCTTGTTTTACAGATATGTACGCTCCTACTAAAAAAACTATCAGAAAGACAACAAAACATCATTATAAAGAAATTTGTGGTGGTGGTTGGTAATGTCTAAACAATGTGGAACGTGTACAAAATGTTGTGATGGAAGTGCATTAAGAGTTGGAACTATAAACAACAATATAATTCCAGATGGTAAACCTTGTATATTTTTAGATCAAAAAAATAAAAAATGTTTAGACTATGACAATAGACCGCAATTTCCTTGTAAAGAATATATGTGCATGTGGTTAGAGTTTGAGGATGTTCCAATATGGATGAAGCCAGAATACTCAGATGTTATAGTTACGCACATTAATTTTAACAATAATAGTTTTTTATGGATAACCCCATTCAAAACAGAATATTCTGCAAAATATTTGTCTTATGTTATTGAATATGCAAAAAAAAATAAAATGAACGTTATATATCAACCAATAAAACATGGATCTTTAAAGTTTATTGGAGACGAAAAACAAATAATTGATTTAATTTTTAATTCAAAACATTTTTCTGAAATGTTTAAAGAAGTAACTCATGATAAAAATATAATAATAGATGAAAAAACACCTAAGTTATTGCCAGTTTTTATAAAATAGATTAACTGTTTTTATTATGATTAACTATATATTTTGAAAACTTTTCTTTAATTGTTCCATCTTTTCTAACACGAACAATCCAACCATCTTTTATTTGAATTTGGTTGTGTGCGTATTTTTTCTTTCTATTTTTTTTTAATCTATTGTTACTCATTGCAAACTTATTCTAATTGACTTTGTATAATCTTTTCCAAAACCTTTAAATGCCGATTTTTTTGCAGGTACACAGTTAGGAACTGGTTTACCATTTGCTCCTGGCTTCATACCACGTTGTACATATCCATCCCAACAAGGTGCTTGCTTGTTTACTGGCATTGTATCTGGTTCTGAAACTAATTGTCCATCAACCATTAATGCTTCTGCATCTAATGGCAGTGGTTCAATTTTTGTTGCTTCTTCTGCAGCAACTGAAACTAAATACATTGTTTCTTTCCAATATTGTCCATCTGATTCAAATTCTAAAGTTCTTACAACTAATGCTGGTTCTTCTGGTGATGTTTCAAGATAATATTCAGATCCTGGTAATCCTGAAGCACCAGTTGTCATTACATATTCTACTCTACCAACGTGAATTTCATCATCGATAGAAACAATAACAAAGTCACCTTCTTGAAAAGTTGTCATAGCCTTACCAATATTTCCTTCAGAACGATTAATAGCATATATTTGTGCTGCTGCTTCTTTTCTTGTTTTATGACATCCCATTACGGTACCGTCGTATTTTAAGGCAGGGTAGCCAGAGCACCCATAAGAACCCTTAGATCCAATTTTGTAAGGCATGAGTATAGTATACCATTATCTTAATGATAGACCTAGGCTAATCATTCAATTCCACCAAAGTCTGCAAACATTTGGCCTAAACCAATTTCTTTAAAAAATTCATAATTAGACCTACAACGTTTACTACCAACATCAAACCTATTTATGATGTTATATAAAACAAACTCATTAATATCTACATAAGTCTGCATATCGTCATCATTAATTGCTGAATTTCTTGTTATCATATCGATAGATGGATGACCAGAAATAAGCGTATCCGATCCATAAACCTTAGTCCTATATTGTCTATTATCATGTGCTAAATGATTATATCCATAAACGCTATATATATCATACCCTTGTATATAAAAATAAAAAGAATCAAACATTTCTTCATAATAATTTTGACTTATACCATCAGTAATTACATTTTTTATACATTGACTGTCACAAAAAATAAAATGTCCTGAAGCAAAATGATTTTTATAATACCTGTTATTTATAACATCTTCCTTTAATACTTTTTTATCAGTTGGATCTATAGATAAAAGTATGTTATTTTTTCTGGTAAAGTCATTGAATATAAATTTATTTTTTAAATTAAGTTTTTTGCTAGGCAAATCACCCAATTCTACACCAACTCTTTTAGATATAATTACTTTCTCGTGCGTTATCTGTTTAAGATTTTCTAAATCTTTTATTAATTTAATATCCCAATTGTAATCAAACTTAGTATGAGAATCTATTTGTAAAAAATATTCTTGAAAAGTTACCATTTTTCTTAATAGATGCCTTATCCTCACAAGCCCTGGTCTTCTTGAAACAGGAATTTCTAAAGTTATTAAGTTTTCTTTATTAATAAAATCAAGATCTGGCTTGTTGGTTTTACTATATTGTAATGCTATGCCAAAAAATAAATTATTGGGGTTATTGGCTTTATCTATAGCATCTTTTATGGTATCTATAAGAAATGGGTCCTCGTAGGAAGCAATTGATACAAAAATTGTCATATATATAGTATATCACCAACTCATGATATAATTTATTTATGGACTATAACCAAGAAGTATTTGTTATAAAAGACTTTCTTTCTGAAGATGAAATTAAAGAACTTAAAGATAGTATAAATAAGCAAAGAAGCGGGCAAGTAGAGCATATTCCGTCTGAAATTTTTAAGCATTGGTCTAGAATAAATGCTCAGATAGATATTATTCCAGAATCTGTATTTAAAAAGTTTCAAAATGTTGCACATCAATATGGATCTCCTAACTTAGAATTTACACATCAAACAACCTTTAGGTATGAAAAACAATTTGGTGGAACAACCCAATGCCCTCCTCATATGGATGGACATAGCACTCAGTTTTCTATGGATTATCAGGTTGACGCAAATGTTGAATGGGCTTTATATGTAGAAGGTAAAAAATACGTTTTACAAAATAATGATGTTCTTATTATGAGTGGTAGAAGTCAGGTTCACTGGAGAGAAGATAAAACATTAAATGATGAAGAATATTGCGACATGTTTATTATGCATTTTGCTGAACCAGAATATATAAAAAAACAAGAACTTGGATTAATAAAAAATAGTCCAGTAGAAAATTTAGAAAAAGCACAAAAATCTTATAATCAAAAATATTATGAGAATTTGTGCGTAAGTACTGATCAATTTGACCACTCAAAATGCAACCATCAGTAAACAATAATATTTTTATATCTATTGCTTGTTGGAGAGACCCATTAATCTATAATACAATAAATAGTGCAATAAATAATTCATCATTTCCAAATAATTTATTTTTTGGAATTGTTTTTCAAGGTTATAAAGAAGATAACTACATTATTAAAAAATTAAAGTCAATAGATGCAAACATTAAAATTATATATATAGATGCAGCCAGCCAGAATGCTTCTATATATATAACAGAGTTGCGTGGCAATATTTCTATGAAAAACTATGCTGGTGAAAAATATTTTATGCAAATAGATTCTCATACTAAGTTTGCTCCAAAATGGGATATATCTTTAATTGCAGAACTTGAACTAGCAAATGAAAAGTTTGGGCCATCGGTAATAACAACTCAATCGTCAGATTTTCTTCATTGGGACAAACCATTTAATTATAGACCACAAACCACACTTCCAGATAAAGATGTTTTTAATAATATAGGACAAGCAGTTATAGGAAATATTTGTGATAAAGAAAAAAATTATCAAATATTAGAAAAGTTTTTTAATGCAAACTGTTTATTTTGTTATTCATCAACATTTTTTAATATAGAGTATCCAAACAATATTGTTTTTCAATATGAACAACCAATCATGTCCTTAGTTCTTTGGACTGGAGGGTATAACCTTGTATCATCAACCGTAAACTATGTATCAGTTTATAATTTTCATACTCCAGAATCAAATATAAAAAGAATAGACAGACAGGCAGATCCTAGATGGATGAAAATTATTCATGATGAAGAACCCAAACAAAGAATAATATATGAAAAAATGTTTTCTAATGAAAATGATAAAATTAAAACCAACAAACGATCTATTAAAGACTATTTAAATTTTATAGGCTATGACCCAATTACCTTAAATGTTAACAAAACAAATCATGAAAAAACAGATTACTATTATATAGACAACTATGTTTTAAACAATAAAATATATAATGTTTATAAAAAAATAAAAAGCGGACTTATTTCTAAATCCGCTAATTATATTTAACTATTTATTTTTTTTTACCTTAGCAGACTTTGCTGCTTTTTCAACTTCTGCTACATCTGGAAGTCTTCCAAATGCTGTATCTGCAGGATTGATTGCACGCAATGCTACTGGAGCAATTGCTGCTAGTAGAGCAACTGATAGATCTTTTGGATCTGTTACACCACTCATATAAAGGGCTAATGCAGCACCTAGAACAGATCGTCCATAAGATGCAAGAGCAGCCTTTAATTGTTCTTTATTCATTTTTATTTCTCCTTTTTACTTTGAGTACTTAGTGTACCCAAATCTATGAATAATGTTTTTTGGACCAAAAGTTTTTTTTGTATCCATTTTCCATTACCTTTTTCATACCATAGTACATTTTTTTAAATTGTTTATCATTATATTCTAAACCTTCAGAAACCCAATTTTCTCTTTTTATAAAAATCATTTGATATATTGGGGTTCCAGCAGGTATCAAACCTTCAAAACCTCTTTTAATCATAAATGGTAGTGGTCCATTAATAGACCACTTGTCTGTATCTATGATGCCATTCATTGTTAAGAATGGTAGATCTAGTCTGTTTGCTGGATGAAAGTATAATGTGCTATACCCTGCAGGAGTTTGAGGTTCCCATTGTGTTATCCAATGAAATTCGGTAGTATAGTATCCATCAAAATTTGGAAATACTCTTCTAGCGTTATCATCTTGTGCTCTTGTAGACAGTGGTTTTATTGGACCAGCCCATCTATAATTAATGATGTCGTCTCCTGTTTTTGGATCAATGCCTAAATTAACTATTTCAACATCGCATATTAATTCTTGAGTATATCCAGAGGTTAGTGCATCCAAAAATGGTGGACATTTTTTAGGTGTACCCTCTTCTTTATTACCTTTTAACGTAGGCTGAACCAATGGCATGTCTTTAAACCATTTAGACAAATAATTTTTTGCTGATTCTGGTCTTGAAGTCATAAACTCTACATCCTGACTACATGGAACAAAGTTTACTTTTTTATTATTAATCATGATACAATAATTTCTCTTTCTAATATAATCATATGAATATCGCATAAATTAATTTCTCTTGGCAAGTCATTAAATATTTTTGTTGCTTCATTTTTACAATTTATTTCTTCACAAACACGAAATGCTGTCCAAGCAAGTTCTGTTAAATCTTTAAGCCTTATCAAGATCTACCTCTTCTGGAATTAATTTTTTTAATTCATGAAATGAGTTTGACACAACTTGCATTTGATTTCTAGTATCGGTATCAAAAATAGCACCATATTTATCATGAAACTCTACAATTGGACCTAAATCTGTTACTACATTGTTAATAGTATTTTGTACATTTTCTATATATTCAAAAGCGGACTCTCTAGATTGATTAAGAAAGTTTATAAATCCTTCTTGAACATCAGTTTTTACAGATTCTTCTTTTCCTTTATTGTTTAATTTATCTAATAAAAACGAATTTGTTGTAGTTGCATTTATTTGCATTTGAACAATTCTAGTCATTGCATCTTTGTACTGAATTTTTAACCACATGTTATTTAATAAAAGTATTACTGATAATAAAATTGTAAAAAATAATAAAATTAATAAAAAAATATTATTTGCCATTTTTTAGAGCCTCTCTAACCAATAACACAATTGCACCATTTTGTTCTAAAGCATCCTTAACTCTATATATATATTGTACAGCATTGATTTTATCATCATGCTTAAGTTTAATTAATTGCTTAGGATCTATTCTTATTGATAAAAAACTATCATTGTCAAATATTTCAACCTTTATGCCTTTAGGTGCAACTATAGATCTAAAGGCACGCTTCATTTCGTCAGTATACATAAATATTATCCAATAACCAAATCTTTTATTTGTTCAATCTTATCTATAAGTATATCACATTCTCTATCTATATTGGAAATAGAGTAATGATAATGTTCTTTGTCAAAAGATAAGTTTATAAAAAAATTATGAATAGATTCTTCAAAAATATCTTTATCTGTGCCACTATCTTGATCTCTCATTTGAAGAGTAACCATTGATGTTACCAATTCAATTACTTTTTGATTTTTTTGCATAAAAATGGCATTTGCAAGACCAGAACCAGTCAATGAAACTAGTGTTTTAACATCATAAAAATAATTAATTTGATCTTCTAAACTGGCAAACTCAGTTGGATCTATAACATCAAAACCAATTGATTTAAAATATTTTTCTAATTTAGGTTCGTCATCAATTCTTTCATCATGATTAAAATACATATTATTATTATAACTAACAGTATCTTTTTGAACCTGGTCGGTTCTATTTGAACCCCTTCTACTTACATATACCATTTTGCTTGGTAACTTATCTTTATCTTTTATACAATTATAAAAAAAATGATAGACCCTATTGGCAAAATTTTTATTATAAAAATTGTGTTGATAAATTTTTACATTTTTAACAATTATTCTATTTCTATATAAATCTGTTATAACATATCTTATATTTTTGTTATCTAATATATCTATAAAACTTTTTACAAATTTAACGCTTAAAGAATCTATGCTATTTACGTTACCAGAATTTATTATAAATAAAGTATTTTTATCTTTTTCATATATTTCCGCAATGAAAGATACTGTTTCAGCAACAAAGTGATAAAAACTTGAATCTAAACTAATTAAAACACTTTTTTCATTTAATCCAACAAAAACACAATCTTTGTTCTCTTCACTAAGATTATACCCTATATCATATTTTAATTTATTAATTTCATAGTTTGGTGGTCCACCACCAATACTTATCCAGCAATCATAATACTTATAATTATTTGTTTGTAATGAAGTAAATACTGGTTGTGTAATATTACTCAATTACTGCTCCATAGTTAGTGCTTGCCAAATATTTGCCCATTGTGGCTTTGTTTTATGATTGTTGTATTCTCTAGAAATTTCTCCCTGTTCTAAATAAACCCCGCCCCAAACTCCCCACTCTTTTTGAGAAATTCCAACAGCAAAACAATTTCTTAAAACTGGACACTCTAAGCATAGTTTGTCTATTGCTGGTCTTAACATCAAGTCATCTTCATATTTTTCAAAAAATATGTTTGTATCATAATTATAACAAGATCCTTCATCTTTCCATTTATGCTTTTTCATATCAACCTACATACTTGTTTGGAATATCCCAACCATCTCGTGATGGTGAAAATATTTTTTTGATATACCATACTCCATTTACAAATGCACCAGTAGTAGATAGACGACCCTTATCTGATTGTGTCATTTCTACCACGCTCCAACCATCCCAAGATAACTTTTTATTATTTGAAACAATTGATTCCATAACTTCTAGTTTGTCTACTATCATCTTGCACCACTATCAATTGCTTTAAAACCTTCTTCTCTGTCAAATAAAATCCAGTCCATTGATTCTATTTGCATTTCTCTATTTATGTGTTCAAGAACAATATCTTTATCTAGTTCTCCACATGTATATAAATCAAA